GGATAATGATTATCGAGAGATTGAAAAAATCTCATTTGATCTATCAGCAACAGACAAGACTGATGATGTGTCAATAATGTCTGGTCTTGGCCTAAATTATGTTAAAATCTGTCAATCTATATTCCGAGAGGTCAACATTAATGCACTACGGAAGGATAGAAGGAAGAAATTCTATATAAGGCCGACTGGAGTGAGGGGTGTTTTTGTGATTATCTATCCTGGACCCAACCTTAGAACTGGTGAAAACCTGTCAACAATTTGGTTCAAGGTCGCTGTATTAAGAGAATTCATCAATACCTCCAGCTCAATTTCTCAATCTTGGATCTTCAAGAAATTAAAGACATCTAAATCAATTGGTCATAGTAGATGGTTATCAACTGATGCAAATAGATTGGACCACTATATTAGATGCTTTGATAAGGTACTCATGGCCTATGCATGTTATCAATCCTATGAACCATCATCCTTGATCAATGCGATGTCAAGGAGTTCTGGTAACACATTGGGTATGATCATAATGATATACATGGAGGACAAACGGAGCACCAGTAAGATGTTGCAAGATGTGAGATATTTAATAATGACAGTTTTGTCAATGTATAATTATTATGGTGATGTACTAAAAAAATTCCATGAGCCATTACGATCTCCATTACAAGCTTATCTATTAACCAAGATGATTGATTTCATTCGAAGTCCTGAGATAACACCATCAATATTATCAACTCAATTTGGTATGCTGAATGTTGAGTCGGGAACAGGTGAGATGTTTGATAAGTTAGCTGGATCAGTCATAACATTACCACGTGTACTAACCAATGGCCCACACATCAATTTCAAGCAGATCCTATGTGAAATGTACTTCACCATGTTGTTTAATAAGAATCAAGATGATCCAACACATTCTAGTTTTCAAATATTGTCTAAAATTCTAGAGGGGGAGAAATCATTACATGAAGTCAAAGAATCAACTATGTTACACATGGGGTACAATGAAGATGATCTCACAGATCTCATGACTTTAATAAAAAAGCCTCATAAGAATCAGTTTTCAAGACGAATGGTTGTCATAGCCTCAAAGTTACAATCAACATCCATATATAATAAAGCAAATAGTGGTGTTGCACATGTGTTGGCTTCTCAAAGCAGTTACATCAATAAATACATTGATGAGTTTGCAACATTTAAATCAAGCTCAACAGTACAAAATCTCGTGTATAACCCTAATGTTTATGTTACTGACTCTGAGAAAGAAAAGATGATGGATCTGGAGGACACTAAGAAAAAAGTTTCTGGTGAGAGAGGCCAACAAAATAGACGGCGAAGATGTATTGAGGGTGTGGTTGAGTTATTGGAAAGTGGCTATATGCGAAGCTTTGACTTGATCAGGAGACACCTCACAGAGCCAAT